AGGAACATTTAGTATCTCAGCGACTGTTGGAGAAATTCCTACAATCGACTTCTCTTTCCAAGGCATATATGTGGCTCCAGCCAATGCCGCACTACCTTCTGTTACTTATGGAGCGCAAGCAACACCATTAGTATTTAAGAACGGTAATACTGCTGGATTCGAGTTGTTGTCTTATGCTGGTGCGTTACAAAGTTTCTCTTTCGATGCTGGAGTAGAAACTCAGTATATGGAACTTGTCGGAGGAACCAAAGAGGTGCATTTGATAGATAGACAAACAACAGGTAGCGTCACTATCGAAGCACCATTGCCAGGTACCAAAGATTATTTTGCTGCTGCTTTAACAGATTCAAGTTTGGGCAATTTGCAATTTACTCATGGTGATACAGCAGGAAACATCGTTAAATTCACTTCCACCAAGGTTGATATTGGTGATGTGAGCTATTCAGAGTTGAATGGCATCGTAATGGCTGATATTCCATTCACAGCATGTCCATCAACTGCTGGAAACGATGAATTTGAGCTTCAATATAAGTAAATCAGCGTTGATTTGATTAAAAGGGGGCTTACGCCTCCTTTTTTTTATGGTTAAAGTAGCAAGGTATCTCTATTTCTTATCAAATGAGTTTTATCAAGAAGAAAGTATCTGCTTATCCTTGGCCTGTTGAAGTTAGAAAACCTTCAGAAGAAGTTATTGGTGAATTTGAAACTCATAAATTTACGATTCGATTTAAGCGATTGGCTAAAAAAGAGTTAAATGATTTTCAAGATAAAGAAGATTATGAAGCTTTAAAATCAATTATTACGGGTTGGTCAGATATAAAAGATGAGGAAGATAATGATATTCCTTTTAGTCAGAAAAATTTAAAAGATTTTTCAGAAGATGTTGATTTTGTTCAAGGAGTAGTAAAAGCATTTCAAACTTTCTACGCAACGGCTGACGAAAAAAACTAACTGATGCTGCTCTTTATTGGGTTTCGGGTGGCAGCGAATCAGATGAACAGGTAGACGAAGATGCCAAAATATTTGGGATCAAACTACCTGAGAAGCCTAAAGAGAAAGAGAAAGGATGCGTTGTGTGGGAACAGAACTGGGAGACAGTATTAATGTTTTTAAGGATGCAAACTCAATGGAATGTTTCCATGAGTGGTTTTGTTGGCCTGAAATATGAAGTTTTATTAGGTGCAGGAGGTTTGTTTGACCTATACAATGTAGACAATCGTGTTGCAATGCTTGAGAACCTCAAGGTTATGGAAGCAGCAGCATTAAAAGAAATCAACAAGGACTCTAAGTAATGGCTGGACAAGTTGGAAAACTGATCCTTGAAACAGGCATTAAAGGGTTTGAAGAAGTTCAAGAGCTAGGTAAAGGTCTTAAACAAATTGCAAAATTAGCTGATAGGACTGATAAAGAATTTTTAAAAGCAGCTAAGTCAGTAAAAGATTTTGCTAATTCAAATAGAAATAGTGTAACTGCAATTAGAGGCCAAATAGTTGCGTTAGATAAGTTAAAACAATCAGCGACAATTGGAGGTAAAGCGTATAAATCTTTATCGAGAGATATTGTTAATTTAAACACTCAATTATTAACTTTAAATAATACAGAAAAGATAGCTCAACAATCTGCGGCTGCGGCTGCTGGGTTGATTGACAGAGATGAAGCTGGAAGGAGGTGGGATGATAGAAGAGTTAATAGAGGGCAATTATTAAGCAGAGAAGATCTTCTTGATAAAAGACCTTTTGTAAAAAGAGGGGATATTTTTGATCAAAGAGTAAACTCCTTTGCGGAGTCTATGAAAGAGTTAAATGTAGGTACTAAGACATATAGAGAGCTTTTAGGTCGTTTAATTGAAACAACAAGAGTTTTCAATGATGCTCAAGTTGCTTCAAGCAACATTGTTAGGAATAAAAATGCAATGTCGCAAGTTAGAGGGGAGATAGATCAAAGAAGAGCAGCAGGACAATCAGCATATTCAATAACCAGAGAATCTCCTTCTCCTTTAGCCATGCAAGGGCCGTGGGATGTCGGTCAATATAAGCGTGAGTTTCAAAACAAAGGATATTGGGAAAAGTTTTTTAAAACATCTTTAAACGCAATTGGAATTACTAGCCCAGATTTACAACGAGCCTTAGATGATGTAGTAATCCCACCAGCCGTTCCAGCAGCAAAAAGAATCAGTCAGGCCGCAGGAGATCCTTATACAAAAGATCCTTATAAAAATATTTTGCCAACAAGTGCTAGTTATAGAACAGAGATAGCAAAACTAGATGATCAGTTAGAGCATCTAACTCATAACAGCGAGGAATATAATACTGTTGCAAAACAGAAAGCAAAACTTGAAAAGGAATTAGCAGCAGCCACTAAAGAAACTATAAAGGTTGAAAGAAAAGGTTTTAGGACAGATAGAAGAACAAGAGGAAGAGGGCAAGTTTATAGAGATCCTTCTACTGGAAACATGATTGGTAGAGGACAAAGTTTTGCATTACCACCAGGAATAGAAAGTGGTGCAATGCAGACGGTTCAAAGCTTAGAAGAGTTTGTAGAACAACAGAAGAAAATAAATATTACTGGTAAATCAAACATTAATACACTTACAAAAACTCGCTCAAAGTTTGAAGAAATAAGAAATACTTTAGATCCTACAAGCAAAAAATTTCAACAAGTCACTAAGGCTATTGCACAAACAGACAAAGCTCTTCTTCGCTTAAGTAATAACAAATTCAGCGGTCAAAACTTAAGAAGAACAGGACAGTCAATATTAGGTGCTGGTTTCGTTGGCGGCCCTGCTGGTTTCTTAGGTGCTGGATTGGGTGCTGGTATTGAAGCGTTACGGCCTGGCGGTGATATGGCTGGTGGTGCGATTACTGGTGGTCTTGTCGCTAGTCAAGTTCTGACACCAGTTTCTCAAGCGATTGGTGGTTCTACTGAATATGCCTCACAAATTGAGAAGGCAAACATTGCATTAAGGGGAATAACTAAGACAACAGCAAATTATGAAATAGCACAAGATGCTATTACAAAAGCAGTTGAACTTTACAACGTACCGCAAGAAGTAGCGATACGAGGAATGACAAGATTAAGTGCTGCTGTTTTAGGTGCTGGTGGAAATATTCATAATGCAGCCGAAGCATTTTTAAACACAACAGTTGCGATTAAAGGTACTGCTGGTAGTGCAGATGATGTTAAGTCAGCAATAACAGCAATGGTGCAAATCTTCAGTAAGGGCAAGGTATCTGCGGAAGAACTTTCGGGACAGTTGGGTGAAAGATTTCCTGCGGCAGTAACAAAGTTTGCTAAGGCAAATAAGATTTCTACGCAAGACTTACAAAAAAATCTTAAAGATGGAACTGTAGGATTAGATATGTTAAGTAAGTTTATTTCAAGTTTAGGAGAGGAGTATGAACCATTAGCAAGGAAGATTGCAGCTTCAAATGAAGAAGCAGGTGCAAGATCTCAGATTGCAATGAATAGGTTGAAAATTGCAGTTGGAGATAACTTGAAAGAAGTTGGAGCGCAATTCCAAATTATTGGTGCAGAAATCTTAGTAGATATAATTCCTGCTCTTGCAACAATTGCAGAACTTGGAGCAACAGCTTTTGGAGCTTTAGCTGCTGTTGTTAAGCTTATTGCTGATAATTTCTTGATTTTAGCTCCTGCAATTGCTACTGCTACTACTGCAATGATTGCATATAACATTCAACAGCAAATAGCAAATAAGACTGGGTTAGTTCTTTTAGCAAGGAATGGAATAGCGGCAATGATAAAACTTATTAGAGTTATAAGATCAGCCACAAGCGCACAGGCGATTTTTAACGCTGTTACTGCTGCTAATCCGTATGTCCTTGCTGCAACTGCAATCGCAGCTATTGCAACTTCTATATGGTCTGTTAAGGCTGCATCTGATGCTTTTAAAGGATCAGAAGAAGTAGGATTGTTAGGAGATATTAGTGGAATGACGCTTGAACAAACAAAGAAAGCTCTTAAAGAAGTAAAAGCTAGTTTAAAAATGTATCAAGATATAATTAATAATCCCGATACAGAAGAGGCAACAAGAAAAGGTTTAAATGCTTATGTAGATGCGTTAGAAAAACAGATTACTGATTTAGAAGTAAGAATTTCTAAGTTAGGAGGAAAGATTGAGTTTGAAGGTTTACAAGGTGGCGATGGAGACAAAGATAAAGGCCCATTTGCAAAATTTACTGAAGAGTTGACTAAGTTTGAGGATGCACTTGAACAAGTAGCGGTTAATGGTTTTAAAAAGATGGAAGATGCAATATTTAATTTCGTAACCACAGGAAAACTTGCATTTAAAGATTTAGTAACTAGCGTTCTCCATGATTTAACTCGCTTGATCATTAGGCAATCAATCACCAAACCTTTGTTTGCAATGTTTACAGGTTTATGGAGTAAAGATGGAAATGCTTTTGCAAGCAACAATATTGTTCCTTATTACAAAGGCGGTGTAGTTAATAGACCAACAATGTTTAGATACGGCGGTTCTAAGTTAGGCGTGATGGGTGAAGCGGGGCCTGAAGCAATTTTACCGCTGCAAAGAGGAAGAGGTGGCAAACTTGGAGTTACGATGCAAGGCGGTGGAGGCAATGGAACAACCAATGTTAATTACACAGGGCCAACATTAAACTTTAACGGTGATGAGTATGTTCCAAAATCTGCTGTAGGTAGCATCATAAATGTGGCTGCAAGACAAGGGGCTTCTATGGGAGAGACATCAACGATGAACTCATTGCAAAACAATCGTTCTGCTAGATCACGGATAGGCATGAGATGAGTCTTGTTCCATTAATTACGTTCATAGAAATCTATGACCCAGAATTAGTTCCACCTTCAGGAGATATTTCAGATGCGGTTCAACACCGATTTCAAAATAGTGAACCAAGTTCTGCTGGGATAACTTTTAATGGACAGATATTTCATTTTCTTTCTTTTATTTATCAAGGTGCAACTAGGTCAAAGGATGGAAGCAATCTTGAATCAACTTTGGTTTTAGCTAATGAAAGTAATAATAGAGAAGGATCTGTTGGTGCAAATAAATTATCAATGAGTTACGCAGCCGAGGCTGTTAACAATGGTTGGAGTGTAAGGGTTTCGGTTTGTCAGATGACTGATGCTACTTTTAGTTCAGTTGAAACTACTCTGGCTATAGATATTTGGAAAATAGCTTCAATGGGATATGACAATGCAACGATTGAATTATTATTATCTTCTTCTATAGATGTAGTTGGTGGGAATACTGGTCGTTTTTTAACAAGTAGTTTGGTAGGACACATCCCTGTTACTGGAAGAATAGGTACAAGGTGAAGACTGCAATGTTGTTAGGTTTGCCTTATCGCTTAGGAGCAAATCCAGATCAACATAAAGCTGCTGATTGCGCTTCTTTAGCAGGACAAGTTATTAGAAATTATGGAATATATTTCCCTTTACAAAATCGTGATTGGTACAGGCGTTTAAGAAAAAAAGATTATGAGGTATTTCGTGATGAGCTTAAAAAGTGGGGAACGCTTACAACAGCCGCTAATATTGGAGTTGTAGCTCTCTGTAAAGCAGAAAAAGGCTACGCTTTAGCTGTTTATTGGAAAGGCGGTTGGCTATCATTCGCAGACAAGACGGTTCGATGGAGTCCCATAGGAGGATTGGAGGTTTTAGAACTTTATTACCCTACGAAGTAGAGCTATGTGAATCTTTAGGCATAACTGATAAAGAGTATTTTGAATTTTTAGATTTAATTGAAGCGAAACCTGTAGAGGCAGACATTGTAATGATGCCCAATGCTTTGATAGCAATGGGTTTTGCAAAGTTAGCAGTTCCTACGGCTGCTGGTTATACAATTCTTTGGGGAAAAATAGCTGTCACTCTTGCGATAATGGCAGCGTCATATTTATTGACACCCAAGCCAAAAACACCTGAAGCTGCTCCATCTTTAACTGTTGGAGGTGTTCAAGGTAGAAGTCGTTTTAATCCTACACATGGTTTTGAGTCTCTACAAGATTTAGCTTCATTAGGTTCATTCATACCTTTGGTTTATGCAAGACAGGGTGTAAGAGTTTCTAGTCAGCTTCTTTGGTCACAAGTAAGAACAACACAATACGGTGAAACAATTAATGCAATTGTTTTATTTTCTAATGGTGAGATAGGAGCCAAGCCAAAATTTGAATCTTTGGCTTTAGGAGAAAACTTTTTAGCTGATCTTCCTTTATCAAAGCAAAAAGTATATTTTTCTAGAGGTGCAAGAACTAATGGCAGGTTGCAAGGAGTTTCGGATACTGAAACACCACACGCAACAGATGATGATCAATATCAAGAAGGTTCATCTAAAAACGCAAATAATTATGCTTATCGAGGATATCGAGAATATGACGATAGTGATCCATTCATGGTGAAGCTCTATCAAAATAATTCTTTTGTTTATAAGCCAAGTTTCAGTAGTACAAAAACACCTTCAACAAACAATACTTTTGGTGTCTATGCACCTATGCCTAATGGCAATGCTTATAAAGTTAATTGGGAATTGCTTTTACTAGCAAAAGATGGTGATGACAACGTAAAAAGAGATGCACGATATAAAATGGGCAAGCTTTATCACAAATATCCTAGATATGTAGGGATTACAAATGCTGGTGAATCTGGTTTTTTTAATGCAGTTGGTAATGGTGTTGTATTAACTCCTAATGAAGTTAAAAATGCTATTGATTCTTCTTCAGGAGATTTAATTGTTAATTATCGGATTTATCATGCGTTAGAAGAAACAGCGTGGATTGATTCTTCTATTACAGATATTGATCCAACAAAGAAATGGAATAAATTCTCACCTTGGGGTTCATCAGATGCAAAAAGTGTTGTAGATACAACTAGAGAAAATGTTGATGATGCGATGGCGTTAGGAGAGCAATATATGGTTGGTTCGACTTTAATGACTGTAACCAGCGAAGATAATGGTAACAGGTGGATTTCTGGCTCTCAAGGTTTTCAAAAAGCAATTAAATTGCAAGCAGATGAACCTGGTTATTTAGAGTTTAGGAATACAGATGAAACACGATTACCTTACGAATCTTTAGTTGTTCAGAAAGTAGAACTTGCAACTTTTTCAAATACTAGGAAATGTGATATTACAGAAATAGGGGTAAAAAGCATGGTTTGGAGACAGATAAATGGTTTTCCTAATGTCAATGAGATGCCTAGTCAAGATCGCATTAGAAGTTATGAAAATAAAAATGGTTCAATTCAATTAGGAACTATTAGTAAATATGTTAAACGTCTTAGCTTTTTTAAATTACAAGCAAAGAAAATAAATTCAACAGATAAATTTGTTGATATAAGTAGTACTGCTATTTGCGTAAAAGGTTCTTCTCCTGTTGCTCAATATAATGCAATTACTATTAAATCAATTAATGGCCCAAGTCAATATGAATTTAGATTTTTACCTGTAGCTGGAAATGTAATTCTTAATCGTAATTATTATGATAAAGGTTATGTTCATGTTCTTAATTACTCAGCACAGGTAAGAAGAACAACAAATTATACTTTAGGATTACAAATCTCATATCATGCTGAAATTAAATCGTTACCTACAGATTTAACAATAGGAAACAGTTTTACAAATAATACTGAATGGGATAGGGGAGGGCTGGGTAAAAAATTTGATCCTGGGACAGGAGATCCTCTTCCTGTTACTGGCCCTGTCGAATCATTTGTTCCTCAAGAACATGGAACTATTCCTGTTGATGAAGATTTGACTTGGCAGTACATATCTGGACAATTTTCACCGCCTAACCGATGTACTTATTTTGGAAATGGAGTTAATCAAACGGGGGGGCAGTCAAGTCAGCATACAAACGTAACTAATTACAATTACAAAGGTACTCCTATTGTTGGCAATGCTTATTTCAGTCCAGAGAAAGGTATTGCTCTTACTTCTGTTCGTTTAGGAAATGGAAAGACAAGATGGCATTTCCTTTTTGGAGGGACTTTAGTTCCTGTCTCTTTCTTTAAAGATTATCCCGATAATTACAAACCTTATAATGATAGCGATTGGACTCCTCATCTTGAAGAAGTTGATAGCAATGGCAATGGTACTGGGATATACCATAGATTTAGGCTTGCAAGAAATCCTGCCTCATGGGGTGGAGGAGAAGATTGGAGAGGAGCAGCTAGAGATGCAAATAACAACGCAATTCCTGGTAGAAATCTTTACGCTATTGCTGTTCAACAATCAAATAAAGTTCCTGACATAACAAACACTGTCAACGTAAGAACTACAACAACAACAAAAGGAAGTGGATCTGGTTTAACTGTGATAGTTGAAACAGAAACTGATGGTACTGATACTTTTAAAGAATTTTCAGTTGCTGCCTCTGGAACTGGCTATGAAGATGGCGATACAGTTACGATTGACAATGAATCGCCTAGTCAAACTCTAACAGTCACAATAGTCCCACCAGTAATGGACGCTCCAGAAGAAGATACGCATAGTGATTGGAGAGATGATGGTGGAGATGGCACAGCTACTTTTTATACAAATTACTGGTCAATGGTTAGGCATAATCCAAATAATGCCATAGCTGATTATTTCTTATTTGATTCAGAATCTTCAAGCCATGAAAATGGCCCTGAACATGAATTGACATATATTAATGAGATTGTTCATGCAGGTGATAGTGCTAATCCTCAAATAAATTATGAAAAACTTGCAATAGCTGGGATCAGAATTGGTGCAACAAATACTTTAAGTAGTTTCAATTCTTTCTCTGCTTATATTCAAGAAGGAATAAAAGTAGATCGTTTGGTTACTGACGCTAATGTTGGTATTCCTAACCGTAATGTTCGTGCTGATTATCAATCTTCTGATAATTTTGTAGAAATAGCACATGATTTGTTAACAAATACAGATTATGGTTCGGGAGATATTGTCGGACATGATGGTGTTGATCGTGCAAGGATGATTGAAGGGGCTAAATATTGTAGAGCTAATGGATTCTTCTGGAATGGTGTTATAGATAGTAAGTTTAATTTAAGAGAATTTATATTTGAACATGCAGGATATAACTTCTTAGATTTCTCTATTTTGGGTGGTCGTTTTAGCCTAAGACCAAGCTTCCCTACAAATGATGACTATACAATTAATTACAATGCAACTATTGACAATAAAGGTATTGACATAAAGGCTTTATTTACTGATGGCAACATGAAAGATATAAAGGTTACTTTCTTAACGCCAGAAGAAAGAAAAATGTTTAAAGCAACTGTGATTTATAGAGATGATCAACGAAATAGTGAAAGAATAGGAGGTTTCCCTGAAAATATTGCTAAAACTTATGCTTACAATCCAATCAGACCAGACGGAACAGTTGAAGATACATCAACCTTCTATCCAAAAGCAGAAAAACTGCCAGAAGAAGTTTTTGATTTAAGTAATTGGTGTACGAGTGCAACACATGCAAAAACATTTGCAGCAATAGCTTTATCAATCAGAAAAGAAGTTGATCATGGCATCGTTTTTCAGACCCCACCAAGTTCTGTTTTTGGTTTGATTGCTGGTGATTACATTCGAGTGTTAACAGAAGTAACACATACAAGTCGATTTAATAATGGAAGTATTGATTCGGAGGGTGTTGTTATTTCACGGTCAACAATTAGTGGTTCAATTAATACTTATTGCTGGACACCAGGCACATTAGATGGAATCGAGAAGAAAGAATTTTCTGTAGGAAGTGATGGTAAAAATTCACTTGGCTTAGTAAATAAATTATTTGCTCAAGTTGATACCACCGAAGAAGATAGGATTTATAAAGTTGAATCTATTACTTATGGAGAAGAAGGCTTTATTCAAATAGCTGCTAGTCATGTGCCTTTGATTAATGACAAACTTGCGGTTCTGCACCATGCAAGTCCTGATAAAATAAATAGTATTGATTTTGATAGTCGTTTCCCTGAATTAAGAGGACTTTGATGGCTCAATTTGAACCTACTACTTTAGTTCCTTCGACGAGAAGTTATTCCCCAGGGGATTATCCGCAAGTTGAGTTTGAGGCTCAAAATGGAGTAAAAACTGTTATTCGATATGGAAAAAATCGAACAGGAGCAACTTTAACATTGGGATTTAATAATATTGCTGATGCAGATGCAGCAACTATTTTGTCTAATTATGAAGCTGTTAATTCAGTTTGGGACAACGTAACCTTTGATGGAACAGGAGTTATTGAAGGAGCAGCGAGCCAAATGCAAGTATTTTTCAAGGAAGGAACACCATTAAAATGGAGATATGATGGCCCTCCAGAAGTAACAAGTGTCTTTAAAGGATTGAGTAATGTGCAATGTAAATTTGTTGCTTGCCTCGATTCGCCTTAGAATAGAATGACTGTTTAATTTAGAGATTGTCGTGGGCTACTATTCAGGGGCTGATGGTGTAATGAAAGTTGGCTCAACAACCGTTGGAAGAGTCACAACTTTTAGTTTTACATCAAGCCAAGAAACTTTAGACGTAACAACACTTGGTGATAGAGATCGAAAATTGGTAGGTGGAACTCGCAGCCTTTCAGGTAGTGCTTCTATCGCTTACTACTCAGCTTCTGGAGCCGCTGCTGGAGACACAATGGCCTCTACGTTGATGAATAATTTAATTAAAACAGGTGGTGCGGCTTCAGATACAGTTACTCTTTCTCTTGGAATTAATGATTATGGCGGCACCTATAAAAACATAACAATGACAGTTATTCTTACTTCAATTGCTGTTTCAAGCGCACAAGGCGAAATCTTTAGTGCTGACATTTCATTTGAAGCCGCTGATGCTCCTTCAGGATTTGATCTATAAAAATAAATGCCTGTTTATTTAGGAACTGGAGGATTTATTGAATTAAAGCGAACATCTATGGATGCTTCGTTGAGTGCAACTTTGGCGGTTTCTGATGTAAATGTTTCTCGGAAAAGATTTTCTGTTGATCATAAAGTTGGAACAATTATTACTGGAGATAAATTAGAAATATCAAGAACAGATGGAGGTGGAAACCTAGAACTTGTCTCAGGTCATTCAGAAAAAGATGGTAGTTGGTTCGTTCATGTTGATGATATTGGTGGCATGCGATTGTATTCAACTTTTGCTCTTGCCGTAGGTGGTACGAAAGCAAGTGCTTTAACCTTGGTTGCTCCTTCAGGGACTCAAACAATTAGTTTTAAAACTAGAAATACGTCTTATAGACCATTAGCAAGAGTAGAAGAATATGAGTTCACGACACAGCGAGATCAAGTAGAAATTAATCAGTTAGGAGATACATTCAAACGTCAATATGATTCTGGTTTAATTTCAGGCCAAGGTTCAATGACTTGTTTTTGGGAACATAGATATGTCACTACTGACCATGATTATTCAGCAGGGCAAGAATTTTCATCTTATTTAGCTCGTTTGATTTTACGAGTACAACAAGGCGCAGATTTTCTAGGTCGATTTTTTTTATATCGAGAATCTGCTGATTCTGTTAATAACGCTTGGTATGAATGTGATGCTCAGATTACAAATTGCTCTATAACTGTTCCGAACGTAGGAATAATAAAAACTAATATTGATTTTGTTACTTCTGGTGAGTTTCAACTAAGGGTTGGATCAACCCCTGGTTATTTACTACAAGAATCTACAGATTACATATTGCAAGAAGATGGAAGCAAGCTTTTTTTAGAAGATGATGCAACATAATGTATAAGAGAAGTAAACTGTCCCTAAAGTCCTTGAGTTAAATGGCTGATCTTCAAATAAGTCAATTGCCTGCTTTAGTTGAAGCAGATTTGGCAGCAGGCGATGAACTTGCAATCGTTGATGATAGTGCGTCAGAAACCAAACGAATCACAGCTAAAGCTTTAGTCGAAAAAGGTGTTTCTTTAATTGACGCTGGAAGTATTCCAGGTACGGCACTTGCAAGTCTTGGTGCGAACACAGTAGTAACGGCAAGTATTACTGATGCAAATGTAACGACAGCAAAGATTGCTAATGGAGCGATAACAGCGACACAGATAGCAGATGCAACGATAACTGGAGCAAAGTTAGTTAACGATACTGTTACGGCAACTCAAATAGCAGCTAATGCAATAACAGCTAGTGAACTTGCAGATAATGCAGTAGCTGAAGCAGCAATAGCGTCTAATGCTGTAACTGTCAGCAAGATTGCTAATGCAACAGTTACTTACGCAAAACTCAATTTATCTGATGGTGATATTCCAGCAGCGAAAATTGCAACTAATTCATTAACTGCTACTCAGATTGCAGCAGATGCAATTGGCTCTTCTGAGTTGGCAGATAACGCAGTAGATACAGCAGCGATAGCAAATTTAGCGGTAACAGCGGCGAAAATAGCTGGGAACACAATTACAGCAGCGCAGATTGCAAACTCAACAATAACTGCAACCCAGATAGCTAATGACACAATCACAGCAACCCAGATAGCAGCAAATGCTATTGGGGCTTCAGAACTTGCTGATGATGCAGTTGACACCGCCGCAATAGCAAACACAGCAGTCACCAATGCCAAAATTGCAGATGCAACGATTGCTTATGCAAAATTAAATTTAAGCGATGGAGATATAGCAGGAGCCAAGATTGCAAATGATTCAATTACAGCTACTCAAATAGCTGCAAATGCAGTTACCTCTTCAGAACTTGCAGACAATGCGGTAGACACAGCCGCTATAGCTGCAAATGCTGTGACGGCGGCAAAGATTGCAGCAAATACAATTACTGCGAATGAAATTGCAGCTAATGCTGTAGGTACAAGTGAGCTTGCTGATAACGCTGTTGATACTGCTGCTATTGCTGATGGTGCTGTCACTGCTGCAAAAATTTCTGGAACGCTAGGAACTTCTTCAATTGCTGATGATGCGGTAACAACTGCCAAGATTGCTGATGATGCTGTCACAAGTGCGAAGCTTGCAGCAAACGCTGTTGATGCAGCAGCTTTAGCTGATAATGCTGTTGATTCTGGAGCGATAGCCAGTAGTGCCGTTATAGAAGCAAAACTAGCTTCAAGTGCTGTTACTAATGCAAAAATTGCTGATGGCACGATTACACCAGCCAAGTTAAATACTTCTAATCTTGATCGTTCTTTAAACGTAGCTAGTGGCAATCTTGGAATTAATAACACAATTACTGCTGCTACTCGTTCAGGAATCACATATAACGCTCAAGGTTTAATTACAGGAACAGTTGCTCTTGCTGCTGGTGATTTACCTGTTGCTACAACTTCAGCGGTAGGTGGCGTTTCTATATCTAGTGCTGGTGGATTAGCAGTTACGGGAGCAGGTGCTTTATCTATTGCAGCAACAACAACAGGAGCTACTGCGACAAAAGTTACCTTTAATAATTTTGGACAAATAACAGGGACAGCAACGCTTGCTGCTTCAGATTTACCTAAAGCTACTGCTAGTGCTGTTGGTGCTGTTTCTATCCCTACAGGCGGCCCTTTATCAGTTGATTCAAATGGTGCTGTTACTGTCCTTGATTCAGGTGTAACTGCTGGGACAGGAACAAAAGTTACTGTTGATGCAAAAGGTCGAGTTACTAATCTCGCTAATCTTGCGGATAGTGATCTGCCAAATCACAGCGCAGCATTATTAACTTCTGGAAGTATTGCAGCAGCTAGAATTGGTAACGATACGATTGACGGTACTAAATTATCAAATAGTTCGATAACAATAATACAATCTATAGCGCAATCTGGTTTTCCTACTGCACAATTTACAGGCCAATTATTGTTTGACTCTGTTGCAGAAGATGCGTATCTCTGGGACGGGAACGCTTGGCAAGCAATCACCACTCTAACAAAGGGAAGTTTGGTATTTGGAGGTACATATAATGCCAATACATCGCAGATGGTTAGTGTTACTTCTGCTGGATCTGCGGCTGGTTTAGCAGTTGGAAGTAATTTACCTACAGCTTCAGCAACTACTGATGGAACTTACGTTGTTGTTTCTACATCTGGAACTCCATCTTCGCCTGCTCCAGTTGTAGCACTTGCGCCTCCTGATTACATCCTTGGAGTTACAAATAGTGCTGGTTCATCATGGAATGAAATTGATTTATCGCAGACCGTAGCAGGCCAGGTCGCAAGCAATATTACTTTCACACCTTATGGTCAATTAAGTTCAACTAACGTACAAGATGCACTTCAAGAATTAGAGACAGAAAAACTAGCACTTGCAGGTGGTACTGTTACAGGTCAGATATTAATTGGTAATACTGGAAGCCTTGTATTTGAAGGTTCAAGTATAGATGCTTATGAAACAACTATAGGAGTAACGAACCCAACTGCAAGTGATAAAACAATACTTTTCCCTGATGTTTCTGGAAATGTAATTACATCTGGAGATACAGGAACTGTCACTTCAACGATGCTTGCAGATGGGACAATTGTTAATGCAGATATAAATGCTTCTGCTGCAATTGCACTTACTAAATTAGCAAATGTTACTTCTGCTCAGATTATTGTTGGTAATGGATCAAACGTCCCAACAGCAGTTGCAGTAACAGGTGATATAGCAATAACAAATGCAGGTGTCACTTCTATTACTGCTGGAGCAATTGTTAATGCTGACGTTAATGCTTCTGCTGCAATTGATGGAAGTAAGATCACAACTGGAACGACAAGTGCAGTTGGTGTTCTTCAATTAACAGACGCAGCAGATAGCACAAGTACAACTAC